ACTCTACAGATGTTGTTTCTTCAAATTCTTGTTCTTGAGCTTCAGCCTGCATGAAACCTGTCTCCTTTGTTTGCACTATACATATGAAATGTCTTTCGGGTCAAGGATTGTGGCTATAATATTGTCGTCATTTATAATACGAACCTCAAGTCCTTCCACTTTAAACCTATTTCCAGCATATCTTCCTATAAGAACCCAATCTTTTTCAGAACACCAGCGTCCTGTTGGGAATTTCTGGGAGTCTTGGTATGCGTCTGGACCTAGTTTAACAACATAAGCAGCAACCGTTGCAAACGCTTCACGGTCACGAATTTGATCTGGAACATACAATCCGCCCTTGGTTTTCTCACTTGGATAATAAGGAATGATAAGCATGCGATACCCAGTAGGTTGCGGTAATCGCTCTAATGCTGATGAATCCATTTCTGATGGATCATTTTCATTCTTACTTTCAGACTTATCTTTACCAAAAGCTGTTTTTACAGGCTTTGGAAGGTCTTCCATACCTGCAGGTTTGTTTACTTTTCTTGCCACATGTTCGGGCACATACAGTTTTTTAGTCATCCGCGTACTCAATCGCCTTCATTGCTGATCTGATTTCATCTTCCATGAACGTCAAGCCTTTGATCTGCCCAACGGCATATTTGTACTCATCAAAAGAACCAATGTTACCAGTCCCTAAAGACACCTGTATGTCTTCACGGCGTTGGCGTAACTTTTTATAGAGGTGATCGGCTAGATGTAGTGCGTCCATGTGTGTCTCCCACTAGAACTTTATACGATCTATCGGGAAACACAAGTATTTATCCCACAGGTTTAGAAAACACCCTGAAATCTTTGGGGTCTTGCTATTGCGCTAAACCTGCTAACCGTACCGCCATTAGCTTTTTTTAGCGGCTTTCTTTTTGGCTGGGGCTTTTTTCTTTGCAGAGGCTTTTTGGGGTTTTTCGACCCACGCTTCGTTTTCTGGGGTGCTGGGGTCGTCTTTGACGAAGTGGCCTTTTTCCGTCCGCGCCCTGACTTTTTCGACTCCGCCAATGCTATCGCCACTGCTTGCTTTCGCGGATACCCCTCCGACACTAGCTTTTTGATGTTGGAGCTTATTGTCGCTTGACTCTTCCCTTTGTCGAGTGGCAATTTTCTTCTCCTTCTCAACTTCCATCATTTTTGCGCGTACACTACTGGTCATTACTGAACCCCCTTCATTTGTGCATTGAGAGTCGCAATGTCGCGTTGAGTTTGAATTCTATCCTCTGCGACTCGTGTTTTGTCCTCTAAAGCATCTTGCTGTAGATTCAGACGTTCTTCAGCTAATCGCGCGTCCATCATTTCGCGCTCACGCTCAAGCTCTTGCTTCGCATCAAATTCTGAAGACTTACGCTGCATATCTGCCGCTTTTAACTGCAATTCCTGTTGCCTGATCGCAACAAGCGGGTCTTCGCCTTGAGGCATTGGCTCAACAGACTGCGTAAACTCTTCTGTAAGGTCCGCAATCAGTATAGCCGCTTGACGCTCTATCGCAGGCTGTAGCATCTGCATAGCTTCTGGATTCTGCTGAACCTCTGGTCCTGCTTGTTCCATAACTATTTGTTGTGCCTGTGCTTCAGCAAGCATACCAATGTGTTCCTGAATATGCCCCTGAAGCGTTGCCATAGCCTGCGGGTTCATTTGAACAACAGGCGTAGACATAATTGCCAAGTGAGTTTCGATATGTGCCTTGTGGTCTTGCGGCGGGAATGCCTGCGGCATGCCGCCAGTCAACGGAATCTTATTCTCCATCGCAGCGTTCATAGGCATAGGCTGTGGTGGGGGTGGTAAGATCGCGTCGATGTTATTAACACCCAAGGCTTCGTACATCTTACGGTACGCTTGGTACAATCCTTGAGGCCCACCGTGAATCTGTGGATTAGATTGAACAAGCTGCAATTGGGTTTGCGCAAGAGCAATGCGCTGGGCCATAGAGAAGATGTTAGGGTCACTTACGGGGAGTACATCGACTCTTGCATCAAAGTCCTGCGCAAAGACTTCGGGTCCAAACTCTGTAGATGGCATGTAAGGGTACATCTGAATTGTTTCAGAGAACACTTTTGATAGAAGTTTGAACTCGATTTTTTGCGAATAATGCATGCGCTTATGAATTGCAGACATCACCTTCGTGCCGCGCTCCATAATCGCCATTGTAGTGCCTACAGGCGTGTCTCCACCCATTTCACCAATCTTCATATCAGCCATAGCCGCAAAGCGGCGTCCTGCGTCCACGAGAGTGCCTAGAAGGTTATAAAGGGTACCAGAAGGCTCCTTGAAGGGAAGGGGCATCAAGGAGCTTCTAATATCCGTTCCTGCAACATCAATGTCGCGGAACTCACCCGGTTGTATTGCGCTGTCCTCGTCGCGGATACGCGCTCCACGAGCCTTGAAACCTGCAGGCAAGTTAGAGAGTGTACCCGCATCAATAAGTTGGCGCAGTATAGAGGTGGACGCTTGTGCCAACCCGCCAATCATGTGAGTCAAACCAAGGCCATAAAAACCAAGACCCGGCAAAAACTTGTAGTGAACGAAATACTGCTTCCGCTTCATCATGGGATCAGACTCAGAATAGTTGCGACGAATCGCAAGAATCTGACCTGTGTTCTCAATAACCGTTACAATATAAGGAAGTTTCAAACCACTTGGTGATCCTTCCTGATCCATGTCCTCAAAACCGGGCAAATCCAAGTCTGTATGAATTTCATATAGCGTTAGCTCTACTGAAGCATTGCTTGGATGTACGCCTTGAATTTCATTGATAGTCTCTTGGACTTCGCTCATGTTTTCGCCAGCTTCACCATTCATTGGCAAGTCAACATCGAGATAGAAGCCTGCAAGCTGCAACTTGCGAACCTCATTTGAATCCATCTTAATTACGTGCGTAATACGTGGGCTTGTCGCCAAGTCAACTGCACCATAAGGCACAACTAAATCTTCAGCATGAACAAACTGGCTAACCGCGCGACCTTTTAGCGGGTCAAAGTAAACTTTCTTAAACGTGGAACCAATGACTGGAAGATAGAATAACATCTGATCCATTTCAGGATCATACTCTTCCATCTCGTAGGTAATCATATAGTTCATGTAGTCTTTGACGCGCTCTGCCTGCTTTGTAAGCATTTCGTTCTGCGCACCAACAACTTGTGTTCTAATTGGGCCACTCGCAGGCAACATCTCACGATACGCTTGCGCTTGAAACTGCGTTACACTCTCAGCAAGCAACGGGTGAATAACGCCAGATGAGCCTTCAAATGGCTCAACACGCTCTTCATACTTCATGCCAAGAAACTCTAAGCCTTGCTTGTAGGTGTCTTCCCAGTCTTGGCGAGATGAAAAGTCATCATCAATATTACCAGTCAAAGTAGATGAAATCTGACCAAGATCAGAGTCATCCATAAATTCTGCTAGGTTTGAGTCAAACGCAATCGCCTGAGTTTCTTCCATCTCAGTGTATTCACCAACAATGGCAGACCCATCATCAAACTCATAAATGCCGGGAGATTGACCAAGCTGCTCTATTAAAATGTCCTCACCCTGAATTGGCATCTGACCGTTCATCATTCCGCCCGGACCTGCATCTCGTTCAATAGCCATATTACTTCCTTTTTAGGTGTTGGAGCGAAGGTCGCTCAACCATTACGGAGCAGTTGCGCAAAAGGAGCGTCTGCACCAATGGGCTGGGAGTTGTCCCATCGGATATCCCTCGCCCCAACTTCATTAAAAAATATCCTTCGATCCGCCCTCTAAAGGCTCCATCTCATCAATATCATCGTAATCTGTCATAGGACCGCCTGCCTCATACGCATTGCATGTATTCTCGGCAGAGCAAACAAAGTCAAGTTTTGTGCAATATCCCACACCAGATGAATCACCCATGCCCTGCTCAATGCAGTCTATCATTTCGCTACGGATGTTGTAGTATTCACAAATTCCACACTTCTCTGGTTTCTTTTCCCAGTTTTTTGGAGATGGGCCATATGAAAACTCATCCATAGCATATTGTTTATGATCCTCATTTGTTTCCTGATCGTGAGTCACAAGAGGGCAAGCAAAATCGTCTTCGTAATCGTCATCAACAACTTGGTTAATGCCAGAAGACAACTCTTCCATATCAATTTTGATGACGATATTTGCCATTATTTACATCCTGTAAATTTAGTACCTGATACAGCGGCACCACCACCACGGCTAACACCGCCGCCATGTTTGTAGCCGCGAACCTTACCGCCATTGGCAAAGCCTAGTGCGCTTTTAATGTCTTGTTTAGGCTCCGTATTGTGATCTCTAGTTCTTCTACGGGTGGATTCTTTTATAATTCTTTTCTTTGTGCGCTTTTCTTCATCCATACGCTTTTTCTTTGGGTTCTTACTAGAATCAATGGCAGCATTTATCTCCGCCATTGTCATACCAGCTAAAAGCTCTTCTGTTTTAATATCACCCTTGCGGCGTCCATCCATAGCATTGGGACGTTT